CTTGTGCCGCCCCGTCCGATCAGGATCTCGTCCGCGGTGACGACCGGGGACCCACTGGACAGCGACCAGGCGGAATTCAGGACGTAGGTCGACACAAGTCCAATGTCGAGTTTGTATTGGGTTCCCGACCGGAACATCAAGAAGTCATCGCCAGTAGCAGCGGCAACCGCATCGGAAGCACTGTTCTGGGTCGCTACCACATAAGTCGCGATATTGGCGCCAGTAGCCGTCTTCCCAACGGAGCTTCTCTCGAGCACAAATACGTCGGTTGCATTGATTGCTGCACCAAGGGCGGTATAGTCCCAGGCGGATTCCAGAATGGCGGGTCCGACCTCTGCTTGAACGTAAGTAGCAATTGTCGACGCCGTTACTTTGCTCGCTACGCCACCATCATCGACGTAAAACGTGTCCGCATCATCCAGGGTTGCAACAGCGGATAGGCCTGTTAAATAGGCCAAGAGTTGAGTGTGAACCCTCGCCGCTATCGCCGTGAAGGTTGTCTTGAGTGCCGTTGAACCTTGGGCCACGACATATTGGTCCGAGTCAGCCAGTGTCGCCGCTGCCAGTGCGTTGATTTGGGCCCCGAGGGATGTTGCTGCTGCATCCAAGAAAGTTTTGACGTTATCAATGTCGATCTGCTTCAAGACACCGCCGTCATTGAATACCAACTTATCGCCGGAGACGATAGTCGTTCCTGTCGTGATCGCCTCAAGTTTATCGACAATCCACGCAAAGAAATTCGATGCAGTAATGATCTTTTCAACATCGGATTGGAATGCGTTCAGTTCGTCACTGTCAGCCAATGTCGTGATAACCGATGCTTGGTGAAGCTGATCAATCACAAAAGCCGCAAGAACGGACGCGGTTGCCTGCTTGGAAGTCGAACCGTCCAATAACGGAATCTTCTCAGCCCCTGTCACGGTATCAGCCGAAAGGCCTGCCACGAATGTCGAAAAACTTACATCAGGCATTGTTTATCTCCACGCCCCACTGGCTTCTATCACTGCACTTGCCCCTTCATAGCCCCACGTCCCACTGGAGGACAACAACAGGATCATGTACTTACCCCTCGCCCGCGGATAGGCACGATGATTGGCGCCCGTTCCAGTCCACGTACCGCTGCTATGGATGTTCGTTGGTGAATTACCAGCAACCAAGGCCTCGATTGCTGTCTTGGCATTTGCTGCGACTTGCTCGGCCGTATCTGCGACAAGAACTCGCCACGTCACGTTCGCGGAGCTTTGGGCTAGAATCCCATGCAATTGAAGCAGTCGACCAAAAGTATTCCCGTTGCCCATAAGAACTGGCCCGAGAGCAACGTGGGATCCAGAGTATCCAGACTTGAACGGCCAAAAGGCTTGCTGCTCAGTCTCGTAAAGCCAAGACACCGCCGCCGATGGGACATGGATCAATACTGATCGAGAGGCGTGATCGTAAACCAAAACCGTCTCGTCGTCAGTCACTCCAGTCAAATGCTCGGGGATGACGTCTTCCGACAGTGCCTGGAGGCCGTCACCAGATGGCCCAACGGTGTAAAGGCCATGAGATGACAGGAAGTAATACCGATCGAGGTGGTCGCGACACCACGCCGTTGCACAAATGATCCCGACGTCTCTCGAGATGTTTCTCAATGTCCCATCGGCCATAGGATCGCCTTGGACGACCCAAAGCGAATCAGCCGTGGCCGCCAACAGGTACGAATCTTTATGCGGGATCAATGCGGTAACGGCACCACCAATCTCGCCGGCTTCAGCTAACTGGATAATAAACGGACGACCTGAATCGCTAATATCGACCCCATAGTCCCAGTCAGTGTAATCCCCGAGGCGGCTGGCAAAGATTATTGAGTCGGTTGGACAAACAAAGCGCCCACGGTAGATACACTGGGCCGCGTGAGTCGCCGGCGCGTCGGGGCCTGGATCAACGAACTCTTGCTCCGAACTGTGAATAACTGGTGTCTCGATGCGCCAATAGATGTAATTCCCGCTGCCATCCGTCAATCGATTGCCTGAATCATCGGTCAGGTAAATCGTCTGCGGTGCTGTGACATCCACTTCAGGAGGTGACCACGAGCCTCCGCGTAGGCGACCCGTGGAGTCCTCGATTTTCACGTTGAGCGACCACGGAGATAGATAGCGGTCCCGACGTCCAGCAGATTGCCGGAGGCTTAGACCCCTACCAACTCCGTTAGGGAATGCAATTTCCTTGGCCACAGCATACCTCGACTACGACAAGGTAACGCCAGCTTGGCCGAGAACATGCCACTTGGTCGCTCCGCCAATGAGAGTCAGCGATTCGTCCGCAGCGTTGAACGATGCACTGGTAGCGGCAGTTCCACCAACCACATTGGTCAAAGCCAAAGTAGTGGCATTGGTGCCCGCGCCGATGTACTCGATCATCAGGATCTTGCCAACCATCGCAGTGGATGGAGCGGCCAGAGTGATGGCGCCGTTCACCGCATTGGTGATCGTGACGCGGTTGACTGTTCCGTCGACAGTGATTGCACCAGGAGCCACAATGGCTTGTGTCATCACGTCGGCAGCAGCGTTGATCTCCGCAGCCGTGGCAGTGATTGCCGTTCCACCAATGAACAACGAAGCGTCCGTTCCTTCATGCGAAACCATCGTCCATTGATAGGTCGTGCCGGTCTTGACGGACATGAATACGGCCATGTCGCCAGCGTCGGCGAACACCAACGACGTGTCGCCGGCAGCGTCGTAGCCGCCCGTGACTGTCAACGTCAGGTCGCCGCCATCCGTGTCGAGTACGATGGAGGTCAAAATGCCTGGACGGTTCGGTCGGGCAAGTGTCCGGGTTTCAGCCCCAGCGGTCTTGATGAGGAACAGCTGTCCCCACATTTCCGGGGTGATGGTTTTAGCATTGCCAGGATCGACACCGATACCTGGGCCGACACTATCGTATGCTCGGAAAAAATCTCGTAAAACTCGATGCGCTGACATGGTACGTTCCTTTCAAAAACAATGGCCCAGGAGATTCCTAGACTCTAAAGGGTAAAACCACACTTTTTCAAGTGTGGTACAACTCAAACCAATTCTACCTTTTTCTCTCCTGCCAACAAAGACATAAGGATTAAGCTAAGATCCTTCGTAAGGATCCATCGTCCTCCCTCCACTCCCACCACATCCTGTTATTGTCGGTAACTAACCGACCACCAGCTCTGCGGAATAAAATTTCAGGTGTAACCACCTCTAGCCAATCGCCTGCAATCCCTTCATCTATCTTAGACAGGAAATGCGCCCAACGGGCCGTTACCATGTTAGTGGTCGATCCGGTATTGTTTGTGACGTAGTGAGTGTAGGCAAAGCAGACTTCACGGGTGTTTTCTAATCTGGCAAATAGCGTATCCGCGTCACTGTCCGGTCGATTGTGCATGATGTAACGGCCAATGTTGCGTCGATTTACTGGAGGCCATGCGTTATATCCGACGCTGTTTGCACTCCAAGTGGCCATCCCGTAAAACAAGTCATCCATCAATGTTGGAGTGCCGGACATGTTTCCAAGGTTTTGAAACCATGCCGAACGGAACGGGAAGAAATGGAACCCATTCCGCTTGATTTCTTGGATACCCTTGATGGCATAATTTCTCATGCCATCGGCCGACATTGCAGACGTGTTTTCGCCCGTGAGACTGTGCAAGCTAACCGCGTGTCCGGACGCGACTGCGTTTCTCACGTCCGTTACGGTTGGTGTAGCTGCCGTTGTGCCCCACTGACCAGGAAGGCAAGCTAGCGTGCATAGCAACCCACGCGACGTCAAATCCGGCAATCCACCCGAAGGAACGCCGTCCAAGTCCGTCCCATTTAGAAAGTACTTTTCCGAAAGATCTGAGATCAGAACCAAACTAGCCTTGTTCCGCTCGACCCCGTAAATATGTTCCAGGTGAATAGTCGCGGCGCCACTTGCCACCACGATCAAACGAATGCGAGTGATTTCGGGATCGGCCTCGTCCCAGCCTGTCATTACGCTCCCGGAATGCCCCTGCGAAGCGAATCGCCGAATGTCGTTCCAGCCATTTACAAGCGATCCGTCATTCACCACGCCGCGCCACACGCCGGTTCCCCCGCCGACTTTCATGGTCACTTCTACTTCAAAAAAAGTTATGTTTGATGCGTTCTCTAAATAACAAGGAAACGAGAATTCGGACAGCCCCTTGTTGAATTTAATGCTGGCGCGGGACGCGGACGCCACCGGATCGCCTGCCGCATCATAGACCGGGTTTGGGCCGCCACCTGCCCAATCGACCGTAGCGGTTACCGCCCCCGAGATAACAACTTTAATCGTGCGGGAAAATCCGTTCCTGACTTGATCCGTCGCAAGTGCCACGGTGCAATTGGACGTGGATGGATACGACCCAGACACATATCCCGTTTCAGGCCGAATGAACGTGACAACCCTACTTGGTTGATTGTTGCCAAGGTAGGTATCGTTTGATACTTCATCAAGCCGGATACTCTTTTTCTGTGCATCCAGGTTATCCCGAATAGCCTCAGCTTGCGCAGCAGTGCCCGGTCCGCCGGGGGCGAATGCTCGCTGAAAGTCATTAAGGATTCTGTGGCTTGACATCAGTCTTCTTTTAGTACGGCGAGTCAGTCAGCAAGATCGCTTCGATCGATCCTGTCTTGGTGTCACCGCCACTGGCGACGACCACTTTGATGCGTTCTTTGCAGATAGGGATAATCTCGGTCCCCCCACTGCCTTGCGCAGCATCAGCCACGTCGTTCAGCAGCGCACGAGGATAGTAAAACACGTTGCTCGTCCCAGCGTTCGTCACCGTCAAGATTGGAGTGCCACTATCTTCACCGGTGATTGTCAGATCCGCTCCGGTATCAATGTCGCCAGGCGTGTACTTTATCGCCATCAATAAGCCGTTCGGCTTGCTGTTGACATCAGGCGGTAAATAAACGGTTGCGTTTCCACTGGCGTCCGTTACGATGCTGGCTTTCATTTTCTCAAGCATTTTATGTCCTCACGAACCCCTACATCACGTCGCCATCGAAAGTAAGTTGACCGATACGCTGTTCTCGAGACAAGTAATCATAATCGACTACGCCGAATTTGCTATACGCTTCCCGTGGCGCGTCCGGCCCAAGGGATGTCGGCGAGCTTCGCTCTTTGTCGTTTTTGATTGCCAGCGCGATAGCTTCCATAAACCGCTTTTCATGGACATGCTCTCGCTCTTCGAAGTTATGCTCCGCCGCCGCCAGGGACGCCTCGAGAATGACTTGACTCAGAACCTCGCCGCCGATCGGATATTGATTGATAGCATCTACCATGATCGGCCGCAGGACCATCGGGACCCGCAGAACGTAGGCTTGATCCGGCGTCGGGTACATGACGAGCACCTTGCGGCTGCCAACCGTCGCATCGAACTGCGTCGTTCGAACCGAATACCACACGGGACGATTGAACTCCGGGTTCGTCTGCTCCATCTTGCGGATGAACTGATCGTGCCGTTGCCGAACGGGCGGATACCACGTCTCGGCGCTGGGATAGTAAGTCAGGTCACTGTCATTCGCCACCGCGTCAAAAGCGGCGTCCATTGGGATCTCGGGCCTTGCCAGGGAATAGCTCGTGCCAGCCGCCACCGTGACAGTGGTTGCATCGAGCGTGATCTGTGTGTTGCTGTTCCGAGTGTCGACCGAATAGTACGACCCATCAATCAAGATGACGCCGTCCGCTGCCCATGACGGGAATGTGCCGCCAGTCAGCGT